CCTTCAGCTTTTTCACGTTCAATACGTGCTTGCTTTTTATGAATATTGGCATAAAGGCCAGGTTTAGTTGCCATTAGATTGTTCCTTGTCAGTTACAAAGCATACGTCTTGCCATGACATTATCAGATAACGTTCATTATTAGTAAAGTATTCTTGATATTTTAGGTATTCATCGTTACCCATATTGCCAAATCTGACATATTGACCTACTTCCACCGGCATAGCTTCGCGGCGGCCTTTTACTTTCTTACCAGGTCCTACAGCTACTACTGTACCCATGTTATCTGCTTCTTTGTTATCAACAATAATAACCGTACTTAAAACGCGTTTATCCGGGCGAACAACTATTTTGTCCCCCAGGGGTTTTAATATAAAATCTGTATCAGCCATTGCAACTACTCCGATTGGTTGTATTTGGTTAGAAAGCCCCTAGTTTCCTTCACGTGCTAGGGGTTTTCGCTTATTCTGATTGGTAATTATTGCCAAATTTAAACGGTACACCAGCATCATCCATACTACTTTTTAATACAGAATCTGCGCCAGGTGTTGCTGTTTTTTGCATAGATTTAACTTTTGCGGCATCGCTATAAAGCTTGCGCTTGGTCATTGCATCATCCATTTTCAGCAAATCACCCAAATCCATACCGGATTTTTTTGGGTTTAAATCAGCAGTAAAAGGCATATTTAGCAGTTGTCATCGCATTTATAAGCATCACGTGTATGCGTATAGCAAATACCAGCAGTACGGCCTGTGTTGAACAATTTGTCAGCACCGGTCATATCTTCTTTGCCCATTGCCACGCCACCGACAATTTTACCCATGCGTTCGCCGGATGTATCGGATGAAGTTGCACCTTTAGGTGGAGTTGCGCCAGTTGTTGAAGGTACGCCCTTCATTGAATCCATTTTGCCCATGATTAGTTCTCCTATGTGATGGGGGTATTACAAACTACATTTTCGCCTATTTTACTACCTTGTCAATACTATTCTGTTGGATCATAACCAAATTCATGCAATGAATTTCCTTCTGTCCATAAATGTTTGGCTGGTACTATCTTTTCAATAATATGATGACTATCCATGCTTAATCCATGTTGATGGGCATAATCTATGCTTGGCGTTACCCAATCACCAGGATTTATATTTTGATCCTTAAATTCGGTTGGCACGGCACGATAAACAGTAATAGGATGATCAGGATTTCCACGTGCTTCACGCAACGTATCTAAAACCGCCCTATCCATTTTGTTATTGCCAGTACCGTAATAATGATGGCCATTAGGGCCATATACATCATCAGGGTACATTCCACGGTCTAACTCATGGGCTGGTGAATGGTAATTATCATTTCTTGGGGCTTGATGGCTTCCCCGGTAATCATAAGATTGTAAAGGTTGATTAATGATACTAGGGTGATGAGTAGTAATAATTGCTTCATCAGGGTTTATATCAAGCCCATAACCAGTTTTGCCGGTAAATTGATAAGGATAATTACTACGCAATTCTTCAGGCGATAAATTAGCCCTTCTTTGAACTAATCTAGCTTCAGCTTCGCCACCATGATGTAAATAACTTTCATAACCCAATTCTTCAGGGTTCATATCAATGTATCTGCGGCTCAATACGTCACGTTGCACCATTAATTGACGATATTTTTCTATGTCATCAGCTTTATAAGCTTCACTTCCTTGGCGGTTTAAATCTTCAATTTTAGTCATTATTCCTTGCTTTTCTTTAGCATAATGTTGAATTAATTGACTAGCGTTTGCGCCACGATTCAATTCTTCTTTAGCTTGGATACCATGAGTAAGTTCATGCAACATAACTGATTTAGCTTCTTCAGGGTTTAAATCTTCCCTAATACTAATTTCATTTTTGTTTTGATTGTATGAACCACGTACTGGATTATCTGTTTTATGCGTTTTAACTTTAATTTCACCTAAATGCGGATAAGCTTCCATTAATTCAGGATGTTCTAAAACGTCTTTAACTAATACATTTTCTTTAGCCCAAACACCATTTAAACCACCACGGCGATGTATTTCATTAAACGTTTCGCCTTGTTTCATTTTGGAAAATTTATCGCTTAATTCCATGCGCCATTGGTTGTCAAGGCCACGTACCATGCCTGTTTTTTGTAATATTTCTTCCGCTGGTGTACCTTTAGCTTCCATTTTAGAAGCTTGATAAGCCATTTCAGGTTTCCATAGGGCAGATTCAGGCCCCATGATAGATAAACCTATTGATTTACCTTTGCCAAGCAATGCAACGTCTTTAGCAACTCCACCAACTCCAGGGGCTATTGCCGCGCCTACATCCTCTAACGTTGTTGCGCCTTCATGGGTTGGCGTAATTCTTGGAACGTAATTTAGGATTTCACGTGTAGTTGGCGCAACTCTACGGCCAAATTTGGATTCCATTACTTCAGGTGCATACGTTCTAGCAAATTCGCTTATGTCACCTATTGATCCTGGAACAGATGCAATTGCACCCCTGGCTACTGATTCAGCCACGCCAGGTATAGCATTGCGAACTCTTTGCAATCCTTCACCAGTTTCACGCCAATGTTGTTCATTTTGCAAACCATGCAAAATTTCGTACAACGATTGTTTAAGTGTAGGTTCTTGGCTGGCCATGATTAATTTTAAATGACTTCAATCATTACATCAACGCCGCCACCATTGCGTTGTTCGCCGCGTTGAATCATTAATACGTCTATCTGACCATCATTGTCATAAACGCCAGCATCTTCTAAACCGTCTAAAACGGCTTTTAAGCGGTTATCTAGGTCTGTGACTACCTTTGACCGTGGATATAGCCACATCGTCACTTCAAGCCGTTTATTGGTAAATTTAGGTATCTTTTGTTCCATTACACAAACCCATACCGCTTGTTTAAATTCTCTGCCAGCTTTGCTTAATACAGTATTACCCCTAAAGTTGCGCCAATAAGTATTCATGCTAGGTGGATAAGGAAGTTTAATTATTGTCATTTAGCAATTCTTTTGTTTTTTCTAGCAAATCTTCTTCAGATAAACCCCAATATTTAATAAATCCTTTGTGTCCAAGGCCGTGAATACTGGTACGTGAATCCAAGCGATGGTGCCATGCACAAAGGGGAATTGCTTCACTATTGGCTCTTTTTTGGCCAAATCGGCGCACGTGGTGAATTTCTGTTGGTGAATCATCTATTTCCCTGACTTGCATTTGACGGCATAGGATGCACCCAAGCCGCGCTAATTTGCCGTAATGTTCAATTTCTTTTTTTGTCATGTTGGCCAATACTTTTAATTAAGTCGTTCCAACTGTAAACGTTGTGCAATAAATCTTCATTTTCTATTTCATAAGTATCGGCTTTTAATTCAAAAGACGTGTTATTGGTTCTTTCACGAATTGTGCCTTTTTCATAAAATTTTGCAAAGAACAAAAAACTTACCTTTGGAAGCCAGCCGCATACAGTTAGCTTGCTATTGCTGGTGTTTAGACTAGAAAATACATAACCGTCCACGTCAAATTTTGTTTGCGATGCAATAAGATTATTAACATATTTAAGGGTTGGCGTAACCGTTCGGCCCATAGTCTTTATATCAATCTTTTTGCCAGCAATGACAAAATCTACGCCCCCATCATGGGTAGTTGATGGTTTCATAAATGGTTCATTTAAGGCCATAGCCATCATATTTTGGCCTATAACGCCTACCATTTGTTGTTCTTTATTGCCGTTAGTGTTATCCGGCCTATGGCCTAAATTGTTGTTTTCAACAAAATGTTCACTAATTTCAATAACAGATTTTGGCACTACAACAGTAAACGCCATTAATCAGAATGGGCATCACGTAACCCTTTAGATACATCCTCTAATGCTTGGGCTACGTCCACCATATCAATAGATATTTCGTGGGCTTGCTGGTAATTGCCTTTATTGATAGCCTCATGAAATGATTTCATTAATTTGTGCAATGCAAGATAAGGTGTTGAAAAATCGTTCATTTGGTTGATCCCCCGTAAACTTGGTTTTCCAAGTGTTTAATCTGTTCACGTAATTGTTTATTTTCTTCTTTCAATTTGTTATGTTCAAGTAAATGCAATAAAAATGGTGTCCATTCTTCAAAATCTTCATCTACTTGGCTCATTTGGTAAGTCTTTCAAGATTGCGGTTGCTGGCTTCTTGGGTACGCCACGCTTCAAAACGTAACTTTGCCGCTTCTAGACGGTATTTCCACATTTCTGTTTTGTACGTAGCCGCGCCAATTGCTTTGCATAAATCTTGGTATTCTTGGCTGGCGTAAGCTTCACGTTCTTGCGCGCCCAAGCTTTGTTCATTAGATTTTTTCATCATGATTGAACGTAATGAATGGCGGTAGGCTTCCAACTCTGCCAACTCACCCTTGGCCTTTGCAAATTCCGGCGCAAATTCGTATAAATAATCT